CTCCTTTGGTCTCCCATAAGGCAGAAGTTGAGCTATTAAAATTTGTGACTCCCTTGTTCTAAAAACCCCGGCGGTAGCCGAGTAAAAATAAACAAATTAATCATAAATTCTATTCGGCTACAACCCCGGTCGCCTTTCGACGCCCACCCCGGCCACAGGGGTGTATTTTATTTATACTGTTTTTATGCCACAGTAGGCAATGTTGCTCGATAAATGAGCGGAGGAGCTCCAGTGAAGAAATATGTTGTAAAATCTTCACCAGCAGCTACCCATGTTTCAACAGAAAAATATTCTGCCTGAGCTGCATCAGCAGTCTTATGCTGGAATCCAGTTCTATACTTCCAAATACGGTCATATGGATAACCACGATCATAATCCAGGTCACGAACTTCATAATTCGTTCGCTTTCCTGGTTCAAATCTCAATGGTGTATAGTACGGAATCTCAATTTCCAAAGCTGAATTAACAGTGCTATGATTTATCGCAGCACCAGCATATCCAGTAATTGGTTCAATTTGGTTAGATGGTTCTCCACCAATAACAGCTAATCGATTCATAGCGTTAGAACTAAACAACACTGTATTGAGTGTATATAAACCATTCTCATACAATGATGTTTGCCCAAAACGCACATTCCGATGTTCTGCTGTTGAATAGGTGGATGTGTGATTGCCAGTTGTTTCTGGGAAAAACTTCCATCTAATAGATCCACGATGTCCAGCAAAACCCAATGTAATGTAATTCAACAATGTGAAATTAACAAAGTTGTACAAACCAACGGGTGCCGTTGTTGGTGTAACAGCTTCAGGCATAAAACCTTTAAGTCTTGGAAATGCGGATCGCACTAAATTCATCTCACGAATGCCAACCTCCGAATTGGGATTAATGGTAATGCGTTCATGATGATTAAATCGTTTTAACAAAGGTCTAAACGACTCAATTATTTCACCATAATAAACATCACCAACTTTTGTTGCCATTTTCGCTCCTGTGAACTCCATGCATGGTTCTTGTGTTGGCATATTTTCCTCAACAACATCTCCATCTGGAAGTACTTCTCCAAGTTGTGGTTGGAATTCACCCAATTGTTCACCAAATCCATAAGGTTGCACTTCATAATGACCAACCATATTAGTTGGTTCACGGAAGCACAAATCCTTGCCACCTTTAACGTACACATTAACTTGTACATCATTGTTAGCTAGACTACTTGGCGTTGTGAGTTCATTCAGTACATACACTGACAATGTTCCATTAAATAACGTGTCACTAATTGCTGTGTATCTTGTTGTACTGAAAACTTCAGTTTGAGCATCCAAACCTGGTGCAGGCATTTCCATAAAAGTTTGAACCTGATTCATAGGTATCGACATCGTACAATCAGTTTGATGCCTCAAATCAATAACCTTTGAATAAGAAGTCAAATACTGATCATGAGTGCCACCAGCTGTATCAGATGCATAATTTGGGTCATACACTATTCGCAATTTCCCGTTATGCATCTTAGAGCATACAACTTGAATCCTATACTCCATAGTTCCACTCCACGAATTAAACGGCAAAGCAGCAAACGCTGTTGCCGTTAAATACTGAACACCAGCCGCTTCACGCCAAACCATGGGATTCACTCTAACATTGAACAAAAAGGTCTCAGGACCTGACGCAATTGGCCAATCAAAAGTAGTAAACCATGATTCGTGACTCACAATGTTTTGAATAGATAATGGATCAACGCTAGAACCAACACCACTCAACCTAGGATCAATAGACATCTCCTGCTTATCATCAACAGACAACTTTGCACTCCTATCGGGTACAGTTGTCAATGCCAAAGAAGATGTAGACTCAGGTTTCATGGGTTCAACGTCCTTAGTATGTGGTGGTCTACTCATGCCAAATAATTTTGCCATGGATGAAACCCCATTTGCTAAAGCAGATGTGGCGTCGGCATATGGCGCAATATAAGGAACTTTACCCAATTTTGCTGCCAACCCAGCAACTTTTGTTGCAGGACCGGAGATCATTCCACTAGCATTAGCTTCATCTATTTCTCCCATTTGAGGAACCAATGCAGTTGAATCAACACTAGTAGCACCAGCCAATTCGACATCTTTCAACCATGCAAATGTGGTAACAGTAACATCATCTGTACCATTATTCGCATGTTTTAGGATATTCAAAGTACGCAAATAAATATTGCCCAAATTGATCCATTCACGCTTAGTGATATTCAAATAATCACGATGGTAGAAAAATGGCATCTCCATATAACCACCTGAAGAATCAGATGGATCAATAAAAACTTTGGGTAAATTCGTCATACGAACTAATGATTCCTGTACCAATGGACTGTATTGCGAAACTGTGTCATACCTATGTAAAGGTTGATAACAAGCAATAGCGCGACCATAATGAAATGGTGTACCACTAACAACAACCTTAAAACACAAAGTCGCACGCATCAGTTTAAAATTGTTAACACGATTAATAATTATGGGATTTGACAAATAATCATCCCATGGATTAATATCAGCAAACAACGTACCACCAACCTGCCACTTGTATGCATTCAACTTCAATGGACGTGAAAAGAAATTTTCATAACGCGCATAAACTTCATCGCGCGCCATACGAATCTCATCAATAGCAGATGGTATTATCACCGAATGACCTTCTCTATCATCGGCAAACATCATCTGCTGTTCACGTGTTTGAACCTTTGCATCTCCTGCTACTTCGGTATGATCTAGAACACCCATATGGGCTTCCAAATTGGCAAACCTTGGTGGTAGCAAGACACTTGAATTTGCTTCACTCCGAACATTACAAGCGGGATAAAATAATCCAGTCTCATCCATATCCATGGACCATACGACAGCCTTCGCCGTCTCATCCGACAATTCTGGGACTAAATCAGCAATAACGCGCGAGAAAAATCTGGGGTGATTCTCAAATTCACCATGAAAGTTACCAATAG